TGAAAAAGTTGAAAAAGAAAACGGTTGAATTCTTGGATTGCACAAGTCCGGTTCCAACACAGGGGATTGGAGTTATTCACAATCAGAAAATTGATAAGGAGGGCAAATAATGATCCGGTTAATCATGCCCTTCTCGCGTCCAGAGAATAAACAGAAATTGATTGATGGATATAAAGACAAGGGGGTAATCCTCTATCCAATCATGTTCCAAGACGAGGCAATTGATTGGGGGGAAGAACATTGGATTCACCCTGTAATTATCTATGAAAAATCCACCGATTGCAAAGTAATGATGCCGGGGTGCTATAAACGGAATTTTTATATCGAGAGCTATGAGATCATTAACGATGATTATTACGTAACCGTGGATGATGACGATTTCTACGAACCAAGTGTATTTACCGAAGTCAGTAAAATGTCCGATGATATCGTAATCGTCTCCATGAAGCGCGGACACCACACACCCTTATCCGCTAAATCTCCACGCGATTACCCCACAGATACCTTATTCGCACATCCACAAAATGTAAAAATCGGATGCATTTCCGCCCAGCAATCATTTGTAAAAGGTCATATATTCAAACAACATCTCCACAACGAATCCTTCCATTGCTGGGATGGAGAGTTGATCGTCCACCACAAGGAATCCAATGAACAAATCGCCTATCGCCCGGATCTATACGCACTATTCAACTATTTCGAGCCGGGAAGATGGGAAGATCGCGAAAAAACAATGGGGCCGCAAACAATCCGGAGCAGCATCCATGTACCAAGTGGAACCGATCCGGGGATCTGGTTTATGCGATGGACGGTTGAATGTCCAGTTGGAACAGAGGGTAGGGTGATAACCGTAACGCGGGAAAGCGAAAGGTTTATGGTGATAAAATGAGGGAATCATTCGACCAAGCCTTTGAATTAACGGTTGGATTGGAAGGTGGACCGTCCAACGACCCCCGCGATCCGGGCGGTTACACGATTTGGGGATTGGCCTCAAAATACAATTCCGAAGTTACTCCTACTATGACCATCGATCAAGCCAAGAAAATTTATCTCGAACGCTACTGGATTCCCGCAGGATGTGACAACGCTCCGTATCCGATGGATATCTGCCTGTTTGATTCCCAAGTGAATCCCCAAAATGATCCGAAATGGAATGGCGGCGGGAATCAGGAAATTATGAACCAGAAACCGGAGAACTGGCAGGAATATTTAATACTTCGGATGGTTCGGTACATGCGGAATAGTAAGGATTGCTACGTTAAGGGTCATATATTCCGAGTGCTTAAACTTTATCAGCAAATAAGGAGGATAGCATGAAGGGAGATAGAATTTATTACCGAGAAGGATTCAAATATCAACTTTGCCGTGCGTATTCTGTTGTTACAAAGATCCTCGGATTTGCGGCTAAAACTCCCTATATCGAATTACTTCTGGACGGAACATTGACAATCAGCAACGGTTACGCATGGGATGGAGCCAGTGGCCCAACTCTTGATACTAAATCCTCCATGCGGGGATCTCTGGTCCATGATGCAGGATACCAGCTTTTGCGCCTCGGATTGGTCCCGCAATCAACACGGCAACTGTGGGACGATGAGCTGCATAATATTTGTGTTGAGGATGGCATGTGGCATTTTAGGGCGGAAGGATGGGAGGAAGCCGTAAGTCATTTCGCGGATGGATGTGCTGAGTCCGGAAGCGAACCTGAAATTTTGGAGGCACCATGAATAACGCTATCGAAAACCTCAAAGAGCGTGTGGCGTGTGCTCAAGTCCGGGTAAGTATTCTGGCCCTTGTTTGTCTCGTTATCATTGCTGGCATAGCGATGTGGAAGCTACCAGATTCGGAAAACGTCATTATCAATATCGTGCTCGTTATCTCCGGAATCGCGGGAATCGCAACCCGGTCGAGTGGTAGTGAGCGAAAAGAAGATAAGCCGAAGGATACCAATTGACCTTTTAAATATAATAGGCTAAATAATGAAAACTGGATTGGCGAAACAAAAGGAAGAAGCGGTAAAGATCAAGCGGCAGAAACGTAAGAAGAAGAATAAAAAGAGGAAATAGTTATGAATGGAGTTTTGTTTGCCGCGCCTGCATTGGAACCCGTAACCTTGGCCGAATTAAAAGTCCACTTGCGTCTCGACTCCAATTCCTACGATGATGGCCTCACTTTAACCCAATCCTTCGCGCATGGATCTCATGCAATCGCCAACAACTACACAGTTCATGTCGGAACTGGAGTCCTTGTTGCCGGGAAAATCGCAGAGGTAATTTTTTCCTCCGGCACCAATGAAGCAACCGGAACCGTTGATACCAAAATCCAGGAATCCGATGATAATGCAACGTGGACCGATTGGACCGGGGGAGCGTTTACTCAGGTCACGACAGCGAATGATAATACGGATTACAAAAAGCAATATACTGGCACTAAATCCTACATCCGTACAGTCTCTAAAGTCCTCCTGGCCGCGTGTGAATTCTCAACTTCCGTCCTCACCAACGCAGCCACAACCGCAGAGGATTCATTACTCACATCAATTATCATCGCATCGCGGGAAAAAGTTGAAGGGGAATTGCGACGTACCCTCTACACTCAAACATGGGATCGATACCTTAACGAATTCCCCAAGGCCAACTACATAACCATCCCATTCGGCAACCTTCAATCTGTTACATCCATTTCCTATAAAGATACAGCCGGAACATCGACCACGTTGACCGCTACGACCGATTATCTGGTTGAGACGAATGGAGACAAGTGTGGGAGGATCGTGCTGCCTTGGGGCAAATCTTGGCCGTCTGGGGATCTATATCCGTCCAATCCGATCACGATCAGGTTTATTTCGGGGTGGACAACGACTGCGCTAATCCCGTATTCCATCAAGGCCGCGATCCTCATGCTCTGCGCTGACCTTTGGAGTAATAGAGAAGGCCAATCCATTTCCAATAATAGCTCCAGTTTAATCATCAATCCAACCGTGCAAGCCCTCCTGTGGAATTATAAACTGTGGGAGGAATTGTAAATAAAATAGGCAGGCAGGCCAATAGACAGAAAGAGAGGAAGGTAGAAAGATGATTATTAAATTTGCACACGGAATTACGAAGGAAAGCGAAACATGGGAAGTGATTAGCGACATTGAGCGTTATTCATTTCGGGTGTGTCCGGAAGCCGGAAACATGGTTGCCCCAAGAACGGATTTCGGAGATGGATGTTCCCTTTATTTTATTACCGCTGGTGATTTTACCGACGATGGTAATAAAAACAGAAAGTGGGAATTTTTTCTGTATAAAAAAGGGAAGAGCGATGCGGAAAAAATCATTGTTCAGTCTCCTGTGTTTATTCTGAATGATGAAGGTAAGACCATAGATAGAATTTAACAAGGGACTGTCTGCCTATTTTGAGGAACTGTAATGCCGCGAATCGGTGAACTAAATCGACAAGTTATCCTACAATACAAAACCCGTGTACCGGATGGAGGTAGCGGATTCACCGATACATGGAATACTGCCGCTACCGTCTGGGCGAAAATTACCACCCTGCGATCCGATGATGCAATCCATGCAATGTCCACAACCGGAACCGCGATCCACAACATCACCATCCGCTATAGAACGGACGTTCGATCAAGCTGGAGAATTAAATTTGGGAGTCGTTATTTCGCAATTATCGGCCCTCCGATTGATGTGAATATGGAACACAAGTTTCTGGATATCAAGTGTAAGGAATCCGGCCAATGAATAACTTAATCCCTGCGATCACAACCAAAATCACAACCGGCCCATCCAACCTCTACAATGATGTCGCTGGTCGCTGTTATCTCGACCAAGCCCCGGAGGATCGGCAGTTCCCTGATTTGATCTGGCTGATTGTGACCGATATCCCGGACAACGTGTTCGGTAAATACGGCGAGGAAGTTAATATCCAGTTTTCCCTGTTTTCCGCGTCCAGCAGTTATACAGAAATCACCACAATGTATAACGATTTGAAAACTTTGTTTGACGATGTGAAATTAACCGTTACCTCTAATACCATGTTCATCATGAAGCGGGAACGGTTGGTTACATTCATGGATGATATTGTAACCACTGCCGGAATCCAGCGAGTCAAGGTGTGGAATGTGGACTATACGGCGGTGTTTCAAGCGTCTTAAATAGGGGTTTTAAATGATAACGGTTTCTTATTTTTCAGCAGGAGGGTCAAGTGCGGTAGCAACAAAATTGATGATTAATGAAATTGATAGGATTATGTATACCCACATCGATGACCAACACCCCGACACGATGCGGTTCGTGAAGGATTGTGAAACGTGGTTCGGAAAGCCGGTTGAAATATGGAGATCACACCTATTTAACAATGTTGATTCGGTTTGCAGATACGTTAAATTCATAAAAGATAGGAAAACAGGAGCAAGTTGCACATTTCATTTAAAAAGAAATGTAAGAAAGAGATTTGAATATGAAAATCAAGGAAATCTTCGGATAGTTTGGGGATTCGATAGGAGTGAGGTGGATAGGGCAGAAAGAATTAGAGAGTTTATGCCAGAGCATGAACATATATTTCCATTAATTGATAGAAATTTTTCAAAAGAACATGTCCATACAATCATGAAGGCGAGCAAGATAAAACGCCCATTTATGTACGACTTGGGATATCAAAATAATAATTGTATTGGATGCTTAAAGGGATCTATGGGATATTTCAACAAGATTAGAATTGATTTCCCTGATATCTTTGCATCGCGGGCAAAATTAGAACGCGATTTAAATTTTCCAATTATCAAAGAAGGCGTGTGGCTTGATGAATTAGATCCTGAACGCGGTAAGCAAGAAGGTCCGATAGTTGATGATTGTGGGATATTTTGCGAGATAATGAAATTACAATAACAGAAAGGAACCCAATTTGAAAAACAAAAACATCATCGCAGTCCAAAACCTTATCCGATCCCTCGATATCCAATCCCTTAAAAATCCAATCGTAGTTGCCAACCTTGTCCGCGCATTCGGCATAGTCCAGTGGGGGCCGGAAGTGTTTGGGGATGATGAGCGGTTTAAAAATACCGCGACGTTCATGGCCGGGATCTATCAAACCCCAGACCAAATCGCAAAGTGTTTAGTCTATCTATCCGACTACCCAATCAACACTTACCTCGAAGTTGGGATATTCCAAGGCGGTAACTTTTTATTCGTTTCTGAATATCTCCATCGCTTCAACCCTAATATCCGCTGTATTGGAATCGACCCCACCTCCGCAAGTTTTATGAACGATGAGATCCAAGCCGCAATCGAAAAAGAGGTGTGGATCACGTTCAAGCCCATCACCTCCGACTTCGTTCACGGCTGCGAATTTGACCTTGTATTTATCGACGGCGACCATACTCCCGAATGGATTGCAAGGGATTGGAATAACGTAGGCCAGTTTGCGAAAATCTGTATCATCCACGATATTCAAGAAACTACATGCCAAGCGTGTGTGGATTTCTGGACGGATCTGAAAAAGTTGAAAAAGAAAACGGTTGAATTCTTGGATTGCACAAGTCCGGTTCCAACACAGGGGATTGGAGTTATTCACAATCAGAAAATTGATAAGGAGGGCAAATAATGATCCGGTTA